TATAAAGCACTGGGAAACTAAAGAAGTAAAAAATGATATTGGAGAGATAGTACAACCAGGTGGAATGATTGTTTACTATGACCCTAATGATGCTGATTCATATAAACTTCGTTATATTAAATCATATAATCCTTTCGTAGAAGAAATTGAGAATGGATCTACTTTACTGTCATCTAAATCTTATTATGAGTATGAACAAGAGTTGAATAATAAGAGAAGATTTATACAGGTATTAAAACCAGCATACTTAAATGCATTCGTAAAACTCTTCCAGGCATCAGTTGATTATAAGTTCAGTAAAGATCTTACTTTTGATGCTAATGTCAAGAAGACTTTAAATAAAACTTCTATCTTCAATAATATAACACTTTAATAATCCATATTACCACCATAACTGATGCAGGTCTTTTTGTTTTCTGCTGATGATCTACACCACTGTCTCACATAAGCATCTGCATCTTTGGTCATTCTAAGGTGAGCATCATTGTGGACCACCCCTATGAATGCTATCACTCCGAACATCAGGAGTGAGGTCATCACCCCCGGATTCGTTATGAAGGTTATGAAGTATTTCTTCACTCTTCAGTAGGATCTTTAATAAATCCCCAGGGTCCGATTTTATCTTTGACCCTGTTCTTCATGGCGACACCAGCAAGAGATTCCATAATTTTAAGAACATCTTCTGCTTTAGCACTCTCACCTAACTCTTTAGCAACGTAGAAAAACTTAGGGAAGAACTCTTCCCCTGCTTCCCTATATTCGTCAAGTGTGATAGGTTTCATGAATCTTCCTCAGCAAGACGAGCGAAGTAGGACAGAGTGTCGTCATCGTCTGTAGGAGCAACCCTAGGGGTAGCAGCAACAGCGACTGGAGCAGCAGTCTCTACGGTAGGACGTGGAGTTGAAGCAAAACTAGGACGACTAGACATAATGTCAGCACCGTTAAAGTCACCTTCTGACTCAGCAGTTTCACGATCAAATTTCTGCTTGCCGCCACGACCCAACACAACATTCAGACGACTTTCAAGTTCTTCGTAGGACTTAAAGTTTTTAGCATCCATGAACTCATTCAAGGAGTGCTGACTGCGCCACATTTCTTCCAGTTCAGTATCAGTCTTGTCATCGAGCAGACAAGGATTAGCGAACTCAGACTTATCGTAGTTCCAATAACCTTCAACCTTACGGATCTTCAGTTTGAAGTTAGCACCCTGCCAGAAATCGAATGGATTGATGGGTGATTCATCCTGGAACTCAGGTTGCATTGCTGCCTGGATCTTATCAAAGATCTTCTTACCAAACTTGTAGAGGAAGACCTTACCTTCGTTAGAAGGATTAGTAGGATCACTAACAACATAGATGTTAGCGTAGTAAGAGAGTTTGCGCTTCTGCTTACGAGCGATTTCCTTATCGCTATCGAGACCACTGTTCCACAGAGTACGGTTAAGTTCTGAGACAGGATCCTTACCACCAAGAGTGGTCAAGGAGTTTTCAATATACCATCCACCAGTGCCTTGGAAACCGTGAGACCAGACCTTCGCCCATGGAAGATCTTCACCATCAGGAGCAGGAAGGAAACGGATTACAGCGTAACCATTACCTGACTTATCCATTTCAGGTTTCCAGAAACGTTCGTCAGAACTGCCACCAGTGGCTTGGAGTTTGTCAATCTCCTTATTCAGACGATCAAAACCAAATTTAGAGCTGTTTTTAAGATCAGCAAAAGACATTCGTATTACCTCGGATTTTTGTATTTGTTGGATTATGATGTCCCAACAGGATCATCATACACTATTTAGAGCTCGCCGTCAAGCACCTGCTGACGCACATTCTCCATGTTTTCACGGAAACTATCATAGATCCCTAACATGTCAAGACCTTCAGCATCCATGCCAAGAACCTTGGCAGCACGACGGAATTCTTCTTTCAGTTCCTTTGCCATAGGATCATCAGAAAGATTTAATCTCATATAGAAAATTTTCTGGCGCTCAATCAATTCCAGCATTGCATCAAAAAAATCTATACGATCATCTGATGTCATCAGAGGAATAAATGGCATCCTATTGACAATTTCTTGCTGCTTAAGACTAATCTCTTGAGCTTCTTGTTGTACTATTTTTGAATCGAAGAAAGACATTGGTGATCTAATACTTTTTCCTTTAATGTATGTTTATATTTAACAGTATCCACAGTTATAAATGGAGCATACTTAAGAACGGTTCTCCTCACATCCTTCCATACAAGATGTTCCGTAATCTTATTATCAAACTGTGGGATAAAGTTCAGAATTTTATCAAGGATAACAAATGTCTCCATTGATATTTTACTACCCAGAAGGTATTTAAGTAACTGAGGATGTGTTTCAGTCACAGTGAATAACTGATCGAATTCATTTACCTGCTGGAGAATGAAGTCTATGTCTTCACTAAAGGTGTAGTGCAGACTTTCCATTCGTTTCTTCCATGCACGATAATTATCATCACCGTCATTTCTTACCATGTTACCAATCCAACCTGCTGGATCTGCAACAAAATTTGAGACGAAATATGGAAGAAGTTCGTCATCTTTCTTACGATTAGTAAGTTTTTTGAAAAAGTAACGGTCCTTCCTTTTCTCGAAGTTTGTTTCCGTTACTCTAGTTTTACCGTGAAATTTGAAGTAATCATAACTGTCGGTAGTGAAGTGTAACTTCAGTGCGACATACATTTTATAGGATTCAAACGCGGTCATAGAATAAGTCGTGCCTTAGAAGACTTCTTCATGTAGTTGAGACGTTGAGCATCATACTTTAATTTTTCTTTCAATGGTTTTGAAATTAATTTAGAAACAGTTTCAACTTCAATATTATTTTCGGTGCAAAAATGAATAATACATTCAATGTAATTCATTGTACCGTGACTAATCTTTTTCAAGTTTTCAATTTCCATCGAAAACTTAGCAGCAGTCATAAATTTCTGTTCCAAAATGTCATTAAGGTTTTCCTTAGACATTGGCAAACTTTTCTCCCTTGTGATAGTTAACAAACTCATTAATGTACTGCTCCAATAATTTCATATAATACATTGTATCATACTTTTGAAATAATTGCACCTCACCATCCTCACATGCTTGGATAATGACGAGTTTCTTTACCTCAATACCAGTGAGGTCATGATACAAAGCACCGTAGGCAGCACATTGAACAAAATAATGTTCAATCCATTTCTCTGGTTTCTGCTTACGTGATGTTTTAAAATCAACAATTGCTAGTTCGCCTTGGTATTCAGCAATACAATCTACTCGACCAGCAAGACCATAATATTCACTATACAGTGGTGCTTCAAGAGCGTGTATATTATTTATGTCCTCAAAATAAGGAAGGGAATTCTCAAATAATTGATATGGTTTGCTGATCTGTTCCATAAGATCCTTTGGTTTCACCTCAAGATTATTGAAATGATCTTCAGCATAGGAATGATACTTAGTACCACGATCAGTACCTTGCTTAGAGATACGATTTGCCTCTACATCACCAACACGTCTGCGCCACTCAGCAATACTCTTACGAGATTTCAATGATGTGATAGACGTGATTGATGGGAGTTTCTTACCACTAGGAGTACGATAGTATCGGACTCCATTCACTGTAGTAGGATTAGGAAGTTCACTTAAAGAATTACCAACATGATTAAACATATTAAAGACCAAGCCCCATTTTACTTACAAGATACGATTTAACTAGACCAGAACGAACGATGTCATCGACACCAAATTCAACTAAACTAAACTCATTCATGTCCTCTAGGATCTTCATGAAATCAATAATGCCATTTTTTTCATGTTGTTTGACTAGATCAGTCTGAACAACATCACCACAGAACATAATCTTAGAGTTCTCACCAACACGGGTGATAATACTATCAAGTTCATGGAAGTTCAGGTTCTGTGCTTCATCAATCAGAAGGATAGCATTATCAAACGTAGTGCCACGAATGAATGATGTAGACCAGAAACTTACAGTTCCCTGTGCTTTAAGGTTAGTATACAAGAGTTCAAATGAATTATCATCTGGCATCTTGAACATATACTTTACCATATTCTTATAAGGAATCTGATACAGTGAAGATTTGTCCTCATGATCTCCTGGAAGGAAACCAATTTCCCTCGTAGCAACCAAAGATCTAACAATGTAAATCTTCTCATATGGACTATTTTCGTCTAATACATCCTTAAGTGCCAGATAAAGAGCAATAAAAGTTTTACCTGTACCAGCACACCCATAGGCAAACATATTCTGCTGTAGAGAATAATCATGGAAGAACTTTTCTTGGTTCTCGGTGAGAGGTTCAATAGTTTTAAGATATTCACTATTGATAGGTTTCCTTCTCTTCATCTGCTTGGTAGACATACCTGAAGGAACTGGAGCAGAATTTCTTTTTCTAGGCATAGGATCAAGTATAACGGGATAAGTTAGCACCGGGGTGACGCTTCTGTACTTTTTGCATCACTTCTTTAAAACCTTCTGATTGTTTAGGTTCACCGTATATAGTTCCCCCAAACCCACCAGCATTCCAGTCTTTATCCCAATCAGGATGATCTTTTCTCCATTGCTCATAAGCAGAAATGGATAGACTAAGTTCTAAAGTGTCTCCATTCTTTAAATTTTTAACGTTGTAAGTTGGCATAATTAAATCCAGTCTGGTTTACGATTAGGAAGTCTTAGATAGTTATCTTTGACCCATGGTTTACTCGCAATATACATTTTATATGCGGTAAATGTATCTATGTTGGTGTCTAGTTTGTATTCCTCAGGCATTGCTCTCGCAAATGGCGTTGTATGCTTCCCTGAGCGTCCTTGAGGATCACCGGTAGGCAGTATATCCTTCGCTGCTAGAAGAGTATTGAAGCAGGTGTGGACCTTACCGTAGCGAGCGGTGTATTCATCACACATAGCAAGTCCATGAGCAAGTAACCACTGCCAGTTTAGCACAAAATTATTTGCCCAGATAGTGCATGGATGATTACGAAATGCACCTTTCTCAGTGGCATATGGAGTTCCATCTGCTTTAGGAATAGTGCCAAACCCATGACCCCATTTGTCAGAGCATACAATAGCAAGCATCTGACAGGTCTCTAATGGCATCTTGACAATATGCTTGTCAGGAAGAACAACAGCAGACTTATATGGACTGAGGTCAGTTACAAAGATATTCATAGTAACTTAGATAACGAAATGAAGAGTAGGAATGCTAACATTATAACCACATCCCATGATTTTGTCCTTATAAAGTAAGGAATTGAAATAAGATCCGCAACGAAGTGAGCGCCCACACCAACTAATACATTTACATGAAGGACAATGAAGTAGGCAACAATGACGAGCGCACTACCTATGACCCTTAGACGAATTACATTTACCATTCAAGTGCTTCTGATACTGCGGGGAACTGTTCTTTGAAAACATCACGGACACCTTCTGCAACAATCATATGTTCCTTCTGAGTGCCATTGGCGGTCCTTAAATCAATATAATGCGCCCATGACCGAACTGAGCCTGTCATGTAGATTTTGGTGGGAGTACAGAGAGGGAGCACATTACGAGCACATTCTTTTGCAACTCCACGATCAAGCATTTGTTTATACAATGCCATTGCTGAATCAAATAATGTTGTCATTTGCATTTCCATATTCTGAACTTCAAAGGCATCCATATCATCAATAGAGTTTTGACGATTCTTGGTGTCCTGTCTACGGAGTTCTGGTAGGGGGATCTTCTCTGAGAGTAAGGAACTATCAGCATAACGTTGGGAAAATTCTTGGAAAGTAAATGAACGGTGCCTCAGGATCTGAGCTGCGATTGCTCTAGTCGTTTCAATTTCAACAGTCATATATGCCTGCTCAAAGATACTCCAGTGTTGATGCTTAATACAATACTTCAGAAGACCACTGAACTTCTCATTATCCTGATTTGCTGGATTTGACACCCTAGCACAGTATGCCATGTGCTTCTCAGCATCAGGAGTAACGGAAATAAGCTTAACAGTCATTCTATGTTTGAAACACTACAGAGTTATTTTAGCAATAAAAAAGCACCCTGTCAAGGGTGCTGTAACAATCAATCGGGGTAACCATCGTCGTCATCATTATTAAGATATTCAATGGGATCATCGTAATTCTCCCTAGTATCGGTATACGCTTTCACGTCTGAATATATTTCGGATTCTAACGTCTCTATGACTAATTTTAAATTGTGAACTATTGACTTTAACCTATCCTTTTCCATGGTTACCTCATAGTAAAAAGGAGGGTTTAGAACCCTCCATGTTATTTATAGCATCAAAATCAAGACTTTGATGCGAACTTACGTTCTACCTTGATGCCACGATACATAAGATCATAATTGCGATGAGCAGTTTGCTCTGCAATAACCTTTGCTTTGTAGCCATCGGCGTCATACTTGACACCACGGTATGTGATTGTAGTCATTGTGTTACTCCTAAAGTAATGAGGGTTTTTAATCCCCGTTCCTTCAGTCGTGTGCGTCCCAGATACACTCGGGTGTAGATTCCTTTACTACCTCTACCAACTCTAGCTTGAAAACATTAGAGATATTCTCGTTTGCTTTCATCTTCAGCATAATGCTGTCGGCTTGTTGGCAGGTGAGTGATGTATAGAAAAATAGTTCTAGCATGGGATGAACGGCTCCGTTCCGCGACTTACTTGCGTCCTCCTTGCGGGGGATGAACGTATGGTAATTATACCACTATTATTTATGTTGTGTCAAGTGTATAATGCGATACACTTTAGTTTTTTCTTAATGATTTTAACTGTTCCAGGACTTCGGAACGTACTCCCATGAGTTCATTATAGCACTCTTGATTATGAGCACATTGCCTCAGAGCATGGTCTGGTTTAAGGACGCTTTCAATGAAAAGATCCAACCCACGGTTCCACTTGTCATTAGTCATTTGAGAACTCCATGCTCTTTGAGATATCCTAGTGTATCATGCATACTGCCCAAATGCAAGTATCCTAAGGATACCTGTGGATACGTCGCCTCAATACCAAATTCTGCCTCAAATGCTCTTTGAGTAAAATGACTATTAAGTTTATATTCAAGAAATTCGCCTCCTAGAGACTTGAGCAGTGACGCCATACGCTCACACTCTTGACTTCCATTTGAATAGATAACTGCCTGCATTAGTTTTTATCCTTGTAGGTAATTGTGATTTGATGATATACTTCATCCTTATTGTCACTATTATAGACACGACAACGATCTACTTTAGCATCTAATAGTTTCACCACATTATCTAGCTGATATTCAGTTATATATTTTTTGAAACCATCATCCATCCAAGTCTTATTCGATCCTGGTGTGTTAAAATCATCCATTGTCAATACCCTGTGGAAAAGTGTCAATCTCAGTCAATTCATAGTCCCAGTCTTCCATGACTGTATTAGCAAGAAATCTATCAGAAAGCATTTCAAGTTCCTTCTCAGCATACTCTCTGGTCTCTGCCTCCAACCATACATCAATCACCTTACCAAGTCTAAGTTTCTTGATATTTAACTCTGACAATCTCTTACAGGCATCTCTCACGGCATTACCTGGAGAGTCATCAACCTGTGATCGTAATCGGACAAATACTAATGCTTTAAACTTCATTTCTTAGATTTTACCCAGCAAGGTTTACATAACGAATTTTTGTATCTTTTCTCGGACGGGACATAGCATCCAACCTGAGGGCATTGATTCGCTGGAAACATTTTACCACAATCAACGCATTTTGTCTCCCACATTTTCATAATGTTCTTTCCAATCTATTTGTTGGTTGGTCAGGGAAGTCTCTTGGTCTACTATCAGTAGCATTATCAGTTTTAGGAGAACCTTCATTCGCCTTCATAGTATGCTGATAGTTTGCTCTCGGATATCTGATACGAAATGGATCAGGCATCCAGTATGTTACCTGCCATTCTTGTTCAGGACACAACTCAAGATGCTTTTCTACAGAATGTGAGAAACTACCCAGTTGAATGTACCCATCATGACTCATGCATCTGCCGTCCCCAGTATCAACCAGGAACATCATCTTACTACTCATAGCACTTCTTGCTCTGGGTTGAGATTTTTCACAAATTGCACGGGATCCTTTTCAGACTTGTGAACCCAATGATAGCGCATCATCTCGAAAATAGGATCCCACATGGGGATACAGACATAATCATTCATGTGTGTCTCGCAGCAAGTTCTTTGAGTTCCTTCGCTGTGAGTTTATCCAACCGCTCTGTAAAGTGGTCCAACAGTAATTGTTTGTATTCTTTCTTAGTCATAAGTAGTCACCATAAGAAGTATCATCCTTATGAAGAAGAACACCATCAACATTCCGAAGTAATTGCTGCATACTACTATTTAAAGCACGATATCCAGTTCCAACATAAAGTTGTCCAAGAACAACAGAGACTGTAGCAGTTCCCCAAAAAATGTAATACCACTTAGATTTTACTTGTGCTTTAATCTTGGTTTTCATAATGTTTAATCAATCGTTCTGCTTGTTTTTTATCAATCCCACAGGGGGCATTTTTAAGGCATCTGATGATAACCTCATTATCGGATATGGTAGGTTTGATTGTAAACCCCCACTTATCAACTTCACCTTCTGTAGGTGCTTCGACGTAATCAAATTCATGTGGCATTAGTCTCGCTGTCTCCAATCATCAGGTTTATCTTGTTGAAACCAATCTTTAATATCGTCAGCACTATCAAACCCCGATTTATGATTGGATGGATCGGGGTCTCCTAAACCCATCCTATTCATAAAATCATCAATAGTACCTTCCTCAATCTGTTGGGATGATTGCCGCCTTGCTTGCTGCAACCAATCTCTTGCTAAGGTATGAGACTTTGCTAATTTTTGCGCCCAGATCATGTCATCTAATTTTACATCTTCATTATTTGCGATACATTTACAAATAAACTGTAGGCGAAGTCTATACTTAGTAGATAACATTTTAATCTTAGGTTTTTGGTTTGTAATTATAAAGTCTGGGACTAATCCTGCCCTCACATTGAGTAATATTTACAAGATCATGACGATAGTTATCGTAGTAATGATCAAAAATTTCAGATTTTTTAGCGGATGCAGCAATATCAAATTTAGTCATTCCATCTAGTTTATATTCGATTAGAAAAGCATTAGTAGGAAGACTTCTATCTTGTGACAGCGAAGCATCACAATCAGTTTCGATATTCTTCATTAAACACGACCTCCCCAATTAATTTGGGGGAATGCTTCAGCAACTGCTGCTTTAGTAACTTTATAACGTTTGCCAAGTTGCTTGTCCTTAACTAGACAGACAATATTTGCATCGTCTTTATGAAGTCCTTCAAGAAGTTGAATGAACATATTTTCACGTTTAGTCTTAGTCAAGTTCTGATTACCACCTTCAATAAAATGGAAAAATAACCGTGATTCATGCTCTAAAGAAGTATGTTCTGTTCCTGCAGGAGCATCATTAACATTATAAGGAACTTCTCCTGCAGGAACAGCACTTTTGATACTTTCATCGAAATTCCAAATCAAAAGCATTCTCAATGTATCACTATTATATTGCTGAAGAAGTTTAATCTTCTCAACTTTCGTTTTAGCATTGCTTACTTTCTGTAAGACTTCAGAAATCAATAGTTTCATTTTTTAATCCAGGGTAAATTACTATTTGAAAAACAAAATTCAGTCATCAGATCATTCAGATTATATTTTCTAAAATACTCCAGTGGGACTGTCTTCTTAGTGGTATTTAGACCATTATAATGAGATAAAATACTGTCCTCAAGAGTTTCAGGAATGTAATCAAAGTCGATTAAAATCCTATTTCTCTTGAAATTACGATATTGCTCGTCATCACAAATATCATGAGCGTCATTACCCATGAAACTAGCGATAACTTTCTTACTCAATGGTCTTTGACGTTTTCCGGTCACAAAAGTATCATCAGGAGACAAGATATTTGGAATACCGTCAGAACGGTCTCCTTTTAATACATGCTCGTTAATGAACTCAGCAACTTCAGAACGAGTGAAATTGATGAACTTTTTCTGGACTGGATTATACTGAGTTACATAAGAATACTTCTGCAACTGAACGAAGTCTTTATCACCCGAAAGAATTAACACTTTACCTTCAGTATAGTGCTTAGTCATCACAGAGATAATATCATCTGCTTCAGCACCATCGACTTCAATAACTTTGTAAGGAAAAAGATCGCGAATTTCATCACGAATGGCATTTAGACATTCAAAGATTTTATTCCAATCAAGACCAGATTTCTCACGGTCTTTTTTCCTATTTTGCTTATAATATGGAAAAAACTCTCTGCGCCAGTATTTACGAGAGTCGTAGCATAATACTAACTCACCATACTCAGCAGAAAACCTTTTTTCATATGATTTGATACTTGATAGTACCATATGTCTCATAAAGTTTTCGTCTAGACCTCCAGAAAATTTGATTTGCGCCATCAAATTAGAGATCATAGTCTGATTCATATCAACAAGAACCATTAGTCGTCATCCTCCTCATCTACAACAAACCTCACAGAATACAAATCAGTTTGTATTGGATTACCATTATCATCAATCATCTCAGGATGATCTGATAACCGATTATGAACAATTGTATTTTCATAATATTCTCTACCCATCCAACCAAACCCAAAACCTACAGCACTGAATAATACTATTAAGAACCCCGAACAGAAAAGAGCTATTGAAATCATTGGTTGTCTCCAGATAATTTTTTGATCTTTACCCAAAAATTGAGATGAAAGGTATATTCTCTTTTTCTAAACTTTAGAACTCTTTCGGAAGAAATCCCAAAATCTGGAATACAAGATTTCCTCCCCCTCGTCATTGTTTCTACACTTTTATTTAGTTTCATCAAAAAGATAATTCAAGGTGTCCTTCATATCACCGATGTACTTGTCATCGATATAAACTTGAGGAAAAATGCATTTTTTCGCTAATTCAACATCTGGTTCTAATTCAATATACTCATTAAATGGCATACCTTCATTATCATCAGTGTCAACTAACCTACGCACTTTAACCTCATCAAATGGAATAAGGGATGTGGTTAATACCTCTTTAAGTATATTACAGTAGCGGCAGTTACTGATACTGTAAATTTTTACTCTCATGCTTCAATTCCTCATAATAATTGGATAGTTCCTCCATAGTCATGTCATTGTAATACCCACCAAAAAACTTGGCATTCAATACTGATGGACTTTCGTCATATTCATCGAAAAGAACAAATTGAATTCTTTTAATTAAAGATGCACGGTCCATGGCTCATAACCCGTATTGTGTTCTTATTTATTATAGATCATCATTAGCAGGTTTGTCAAGATGGGCGGCAACCACTATAGGGTTCCTCAGGACATTCTTAAGTTCTTTAGTTTTTCGTTTAATCGCTGCTCCTATATCTTTGATCTGTTTTTCTGGGTGTTCTGATGGTGAAAATCCTTTATTCATGAAAAAACCTTTTTGAGTGAAAATATACCCGAATTTTTTTAGGGCGATTCTTGGAATTTAAAGTTGAAATTGGCACAGTATCATTCAACTTCGCCAATGATCCAAGACCTCATGCCATATGATGCATTGGCAATCAAATCTATAGTTAGTGTTGCTACTTCTTGTGGCACTACCAAACAGAATCCAATACCAAGATTGAATACATTTCGCATCTCTTCCTCGGCAATGTCCCCTGCCTTCTGGATCTTGGTAAAGAGTTCTGGTCTCTCCCAAGCATCATAGTCAACATCAACTGTAAGACCTTCTGGAAGGCATCGTGGGAGGTTCTCAGGCAATCCTCCGCCTGTGATGTGTGCCATGCCTAGGATAGGAACCTCATCCAACAGATACTGGATTAAACGAGCGTAGATAATAGTCGGTCTAAGCAACTCTGGCATCTCTTTGTAGAAGATTTTATTCCTCCACAGCATATCATTGATCAATGTGTATCCATTGCTATGAACACCACTACTCTCAATACCAATGACTACATCACCTGCTTGGATGTTGCTACCGTCAACCACATCATTCTTCTCAACAATACCAGTACAGAAACCAGCAAGGTCATAGTCATTTGTTCTAAAATGTTCTGCTGTTTCACCACCAATCAGTTCCATTCCCGCCATCATACAACCAGTATTGATCCCGTGAACAATATCTTGGACGTTACCATCAAGTGTTTTGGTAGAGATATAGTCTAGAAAATATAATGGTTTAGCGCCAGAACATATAACGTCATTGACGCACATAGCAACGAGATCCTGACCAATAGTGGTGTAATCATCAGCAATCCTACAGATATTAATTTTAGTTCCTACACCGTCAGCACCAGATACCAGCACAGGTTTCTCATATCCTGATGGCACTTCCATCATTCCATTGAACCCACCAATGTTAGGTGCTAGTGCTTTGATATACTCTACAAAGGATCTACCCTTGATAATGTCAACACCAGAAGTTTTGTAGTCCATTAATAAATTTCTCCTTTAGCAATTTGTTCACGACGTTTTAGTTTCCATACGATGTAATCCATTGTTGGTATACACATAGGGTTCCAACCAACAAAGGTTGTTGACTCTCCACTGGGTATCTTCCAACACTCGGCATCATCATTATCAAGATCTAATGATTTACGATACTCATCCTCACCAAGAAGAACAACTGCCCTCTCAGCTTCATTCAAACTCTTGAAGCAATCAAAAGAGTTCTTTCTAATCTCATCAGGGACGTGGTGTTTCATGATTTAAATAATAAACTACAAACTAGATACAATCCCATTGCAGACCAGTATCCCAAAGTTGGTAATCCAAAAATACTTGGTATGACAGCATTCCATATCAACATAAGCATCAAAGGTAATACAAGGACAATTATACCTACACCTATAAGACTTCGTGATGATTTTTTCATTGAATTGCAAGGGGTTGTAGTCGGTCAAGGATCTCACGATAGGCAGGAACGATATCTCCTTCGTCCTTTCTGAATAGATCCTTATCAAATCTTTCATCACTACCAATCTTCCATAGTCTCATACTATCAGGACTGATCTCATCGGCAAGATACAAATCACCATGAGCATCATATCCATACTCAATCTTGAAGTCAACCAGATCAATACCCATAATGTAGAACATACTACGAAGGTAATCATTGATCCGTAGTGTCATCTCAATAAAAGGTTCAGGATTATATCCCATCAGACGCACACGATCCTTTGTGAGCAGAGGATCATGCTTGCTATCATCCTTCAGAAAGAATTCTACAATAGGATGTGGTAGTGAGTAACCTTCTTG